AGTCGCAGAATTTTCATTCATGTTTAACATTCGCCATTCATAAGGCCATTCAATACACACGATTCATAACCAGACTGCATACAAGGCCATTCATGACTGGAACGCCATTCATGGGCCATTCATGACTGGAACGCCATTCATGGGCCATTCATGCTGTCTCAAGTGAGTCTCATGAGTCTCGCCGCTACTGCGCTGGTACTTATAGGGGTAGGGCTGGCACTGCGGGCGCTGGTGCTGCTGCTGCCCGACCGGGAGCCAGGGGGCAAAAAAGGCTCCCAAGGCGGGAGCCGGTGAGCTGATCAACTGGAGCGCTTCCGGCTGGGTTGGGCGCATCCGGCATCGATCCGCTTTTTCCTAGGTGAGCCTGGCGATGCTTTGACCCTATTTGCTGGAGCTTTGACCGCTTGCGATGCGCGCGGAAAAAGTCCCGTAGCTTGTGGAAAAAGCTCTGGCGGTATGTCAGCCCCGCCGTTCAGCAGCTGGCACGATCGCCAGTAGGGGACGAGCTCCCGCCAGAGTTGCAAGGGTCCCTCTTTACCGTGGGCTTGCTGGAGCGCCAGTAGGTCGGCCCAGTCGCTCGCCTCAATGCTGGAGCGTTCAACTGCCCAGCGCAGGTCCCGTAGGTGGCGCTTCTCAAGTCGCAACTGTTCGCGCTCGGCTTCTCGGGCTTCCTTCTGGCGCCCGCGTGCTGTCCATTCGCCGCCCGTCATTCTTGGGGTTCCGCGTAGGCAGACTCGATCCGCTTGCTGCAGCAGTCACAGAAAAGCTCTGGATCCTCCCAGTTCGCTTCGATCGCCACCAGTCCCCAGCCGTCCCGGCCGGTAGTGGTTGCGATGCTCTCTCGCTCAGTCTTGGCACAGCTGGGGCAGCAGGCGCCGCCATCGTGAAACACGCCGAATAGCGGATAACCGCCAGGCCACGCGTAAGGGTTGGAGCTCAGCTGATCAGCGAACCGGAGGCTGCGTGATTGTGTCGTCATGGTTCCCTATGGGTTGGGGATACCCTGCGACAGTAGCACGGGCCAGCTGGCACTGATGTAGTATTGTGGGAGAGCACAACACAGCCACACCATGGCACTGATCAGAACCACCGAACCGCACGGCACCTTCCGCGTTACTTACGAGACCGTGACGGCAGAATCAGCCGAGCATGGCGATGCTACAGAGCGTGGCTGGCTTGATTGGCGCGGCTGTCCGGTCGATCAATACGACGACAGTTGCTGGGACTTCCGGGACCTTACCGACCGGTTGGCAGGTTGCTACGCGGAAGGTGACGGCGCCACGGTTCCCAGCTGGATCACACTGGATCCGCAGTCCGACTTTTGGCTGTCACCCTTCTGGCGTGATATCGCGGGAGAGGATGCTCTGAGCGTTACGGCTTCGGTTCATCGGCCGGATTGGATCACTGATTCAAGTTGGATCCGAGTTTGCCGGATGCTCGGCTGGCGTTCTTACTGCTGATCCTGTATTGTATTTCACGAGACCCAACCCATAGGCTCACCCCATGACAGACAACACATTCCACTGGACAGGAACTCACGTGAGTGGCTCGCGCGCTTGTGCGGTCGTTCGCTATTCGGGACCCACCGCTAGCGGACGCGGTTCGCGGTGGCTAGCCACAATCAAACGTGATGCAGACACTACCTGGCGTGGGTCTGCCACGTTTGAAGAGGGTCCCATAATTGCTGCACTTCGAGCAGCCGGTAAGGCCGGTGTTGAGTGGCAGGCTCTCACTTGCCACAGTATCGACGCCGATACCTACGCGGTGGGGTTCTGAGCGATGCTTAAGACTCTTACCGTTTGGGATGTGGAGCTGACTGATACGTTCGGCGGCGAGGCTAATTACAGCTGGGTACGGCGTGATCAGCTGGCACTGCCGCAGGATGCCAGCCGGCGCCAAATCGTAACGGCTGCCAAGGCCGCACTGGGACTGACAGGTTGCCGGTGCCGGACATTTGAGCACGGCGAAGGGTTAGAGCTTCGCCCAGTCGGCTCGTGCACCGTGGCTTTTGTCTTGCCGTCTTACTGAGCGGCGCTCCTACCGATCAAGAGCCCGGCCATCGTGCTGGGCTTTTTTGTTGGCGTGAGAGGTTAGCATGGAGCCAATGGGTTTGTGACTCTAACCGTGCCGGAATCTGAGGGCCAGGATGTAAGGAAAGAACCGCTAACGGTGGCGAACGATGAGAGCAAGCGGTGGCGCGGTGGGAAGGGTGAACAGGTGCGGATTGATGAAAGGGTGAACGCTGCCTACGCCTACATCTTGGATGGTGGAACCCGTAGGCAAATCGCTGAAAAGCTTTCTACGCGGTTCAACACGTCTGTGCGCACCGCCCACGATGATTACGCAAAGGCAATGGTTCTCCTACGGGAGGAACAGAGTGCAACACGAGAGGATTTGTTGAACCAAATCCAGGCACTGCGCCTAGCTACGGTCACAAAGGCGCTTCGGAAGGGTCAGCTACAGACAGTGGCGATGCTGCTCAAAGACATGGGAGCGGTCATCGGCGAGGCTGCACCGGAGCAACAGGCAGCCGCTGCACCCACGCTCAATATCACGGTGGAAGATAAGCGCCAGGGTTGATCGCTGGCCGCTAGTGTGCAACAATGGGAGGCAAGTTCCACCAGAACCATTCATGCAATCCCGCCTACTTACCCTGGCCGCAGTGCTGACCGCTTGCGGTGTGCTCGCTATGGGTGCCGACAATGCCGCTCAGCTGCAGCGCTGCGAGTCTGCCGGCCGGTCCGCTGCAGAGTGCCGGCTGGTTGTGCTGGGTCGCTGAGGCCTAGTACAGCTGTACTCTGTTACAGTATGTTACAGTATGGCCCGCCTAGCGGGTCTGCTGTACTACAATACGAGAGTACAACACGCCACCACCATGGCCACCATCACCACCGCCGCCGCAATCCTGCTGGCGCTGATTCTCCTACCGCTGATCGTGCTGGCATGGGCCAGTGAGTCCCGCCAGCAACGCGCCAGGCGTTGGCGCCGCGCCGGCCTGACGCAGCAGGCGATCGCTGACCGGCTCGGCTGCAGCCGCTCGACCGTGCGCCGGCTGCTCACCGCCTGAGCGGGACTAGTACAACCACACTACAGAACAGGCGTACCAGCCCGGGGGGCGGGTTGCGGATCGCTGCGCGCGGGTCAAGACCCTAGGAACCTACTGATATAACCCCAATTCCTTCCTCTGTTACACAGGGGGGAGGGGTTGCGATTCCTGCAATACACTAGAAGGTACTCCCCAAATAAAAATGCCCGAATCTGCTGGAGCACTCACCCTCAGATACGCCCAGGGCGAGGTATTTTCCAGCCGAAAACGCTTTCGGGTGTTGGTTGCAGGCCGCCGATTCGGCAAGAGCTACCTGTCCTGCATCGAATTATTGCGTGGAGCGATTGAACGCCCCGGCGAAACCTTCTTTTACGCCGCCCCCACCTACCGAATGGCGAAAGATATTGCCTGGAAGGTGATGAAAAAGCTAGTCCCCAAGCCCTGGATCAAATCAAAAAACGAAACCGACCTCAAGATCGAGCTAGTAAACGGCTCAACAATCGAACTGAAAGGCACCGAAAACGCAATGGCACTGCGCGGCCGCAGTTTGGCTGGCGTGGTGCTGGACGAAGCCGCCTTTATGTCCAGCGAAGTCTGGTTTGAGGTGATCCGCCCCGCCCTCGCCGATAAACAAGGCTGGGCATTATTCATTTCCACCCCGGATGGCACCGCTAGCTGGTTCTACGAACTCTGGCAATACGCGGATAGCGGCGACGACAACTGGAGCCGCTGGCAATTCACCACCATCCAAGGCGATAACGTCCCCCCGGAAGAAATTGAAGCCGCAAGAGGTCAACTCGACGCCCGCACATTCCGCCAGGAATTTGAAGCGAGCTTCGAGAATTTAAGCGGCCTAGTCGCCGTTTCGTTTGGCGACCCGAATATCAGCACCGAAGCCGCCGACATTTCCGTCCTCCCCTTGCTGCTTGGGGTTGACTTCAACGTAGATCCAATGTCCGGCATTTGCGCGGTCAAAAAAGACGACACGTTGTACGTCTTCGACGAAATCATGATGACGGGTGGAGCAACCACCTGGGATTTCGCGGAAGAAGTCACCCGCCGTTTCGGCGTAGACCGCCGCGTAATCGCGTGCCCGGACCCCACTGGCGGCGCCCGCAAAACCAGCGGCGTGGGTTTAACAGACCACAACATCTTGCGCCGCAGCGGTTTCAACGTCTCCAGCCCCAAAGCCCCCTGGAAAATCCGCGACAAAATCACCGCCGTCAACACCGCCCTCCTCGATGCGACTGGAACCCGCCGCACCTACATCCACCCGCGCTGCAAGGAACTGATCAAATCCTTACGCACTCTTACCTATGCCCCTGGAACGGGCCTGCCGAACAAAAACCTAGGCGTGGACCACGCTTTCGACGCCTTCGGTTACTTGTGTTTGCAGCAGTTCAACCTGGCCAACATCGGCACCCTAGGTCAGACCAACTACCGCCTCTACTAACCCCCGTAGACTGCAACAAAGCCCTGGTGCGATGCCACTAAAACGCGGCTACTCCCAGAAGACCATCTCCGAGAACATTCGGATGCTGGTGAAAGAGGGTTACGGCCAAAAGCAAGCCTCAGCTATTGCTTACGACACCGCCCGCAAGGCGAAAAAAGCGGCCCAAAAACGCAAGAAATAACCATGGCACCCAAGAAACGCGGCCTCTACGCAAATATCAACGCCAAGCGCAAGCGCATTGAGGCTGGCTCGGGCGAAAAGATGCGCAAACCGGGCAGCAAGGGCGCCCCAACTGCATCAGACTTCAAGAAAGCCGCCAAAACGGCTAAGAAACCGAGGAAGTAACCATGGCCCTAACAATTTCCCACGGCACCAATCTCGTGGAGTACCACGAGTCAACTCCCCTTACAGCCGTCAACGACGCCCTGGAAGTCCACGCCGACAGCAGCGAGTTTACTTTCGCCGCAACAGTAACCGGCGGCGCCAACTTCACCCTCGCCTTTGAAACTAACTTCAACGGCGGCGCCACCTGGTACGAACTCGACACCAGCAAAACTATTAATTCCAACGGTCAATACATCTATTTCTATACAGGAAAACCCTGCAATAAGATTCGTATGCGCGTCGCATCCATCAGCTCTGGAACACCTAGCATTGTGGCCCACATTGGGGTTGCTTATCACGGCTAATGGCAATCCAAACTGTAAACGGAGGCTGTGTTCACATCGAAATTGATGCTGAAGACGGCCTCACGCACGCCACATTTGTATTTAAGACCCCACAAAACCCCGAAATCATCGGTGGCTTTGTGACTATGTTGACCCAAGGCATCGAAGTACTGGTGCCAATCACCGATCCCGACGACGAGGAGGAGGACGATGATTGAGTATCGCGGCGAAAAATTTAACGGCTACAACAAACCAAAACGCACCCCAAAACACCCCACTAAATCACACGTAGTCCTCGCAAAAGAGGGCGACCAAGTAAAACTAATCCGTTTTGGCCAACAGGGCGTCTCTGGATCACCGAAAAAAGCGAGTGAAAGCGAGGCCGACCGCAAACGCCGCGAAGCGTTCAAAGCTAGGCACGCGGCTAACATAAAGAAAGGAAAAATGTCGGCTGCCTACTGGGCCAACCGCGAAAAATGGTGACTAAATGACCTACGCAGTTCCCGGCCGCTACCCCACCAACATCGTCTCCACGACCTACCAAGGCGACGGGGATAGCCCTTTTGTCCGCACCGCAGCCGTGCTGGACATGATGAAGGGCTGGGAAATCATGAAAGCGGTGACACGCGGCACCGAATATCTACGCGAGAACAGCGAAGCCTTCCTCCCCCTGGAACCCCGCGAGGACTACCGGGCTTATCTGAGCCGCGTCAACCGCGCGGTCTTCTCTCCTTACACGCAGCGCCTGGTCCGTGCTGCTGCCGGTTTGATCCTACGCAAACCGATCAGCCTGGACGGCGACCCCTACTGGCGCGAAGTATTTGCCCGCGACGTTGACGGTTGCGGCTCGGACTTGGACGAGTATGCGCGCCGCCTACTGATCTGCAGCCTGACCTACGGTCATGCGCACACGCTGATCGACTTCCCGGCCCCTTCTGGCGCCCGCAGCCTGGCGGAAGAACGCGCCATGGGCCTGCGCCCCTACTGGGTAGAGATCGACCCATATAACGTCTACGGCTGGCGCTTAGACCGCGAGGCGTCTTATGGCACGCTCACGCAGGTTCGCATCTATGAGAAGGCGATTGTCCCCGAGGGCCGCTTCGGCGAAAAGACCTACGAACAAATCCGCGTCATCGAACCGGGACGCTACGAGATCTAC